TGTTGCATTAATAAGTTCTATTTGTTTTTTACTAATAAGAGTTGAAGAAGATACCATAAAATTTTTTGACTAAAAAGCTTTCAAGCGGAAATAATAAAAGGTAAAAGAAAATACAAAAAGTATTTTCTTTTACCTTTTGCTGTGCTATGATGAAATCATGGAGGTGACAAAGAAATGAAACCATTATTTTATTTATTAAGTTTGAAAATATCAGGAATAAAAAACATTGAAGTCCCAATTGAATTGAATTTTTACAAAAAGACAATTAATAACAGTGATTTTGATCCAGAGAAATATAGAATAAAGGCTATTTATGGGGAAAATGGTTCGGGGAAAACAGCAATTATTACGGCAGTGAAAATTTTGCAGAACTTTTTGACGGATAAAAATTATCTGATCGATAGTGATAATCAGAAGATATTAGTGGAAACGATCAATAAGAAAACGCATTCAGGATTTATTGAGTGTGAAGTTTATACAGATTTTGGGGGTAAAAAAAATATTTTAAAATATACCATATCATTTGAAATTGGAATAGACAACAGATGTCATATTTTGAGTGAAAAGTTAGAACAAAAAAAGGGAAATTATACCAAAAACAGTTATAATCTGGTATTTGAGACGGCGGATGGCATACTATTGCAATTAGGAAGTGATGAAATGTTCCATGAGATAAAGGAAAAAAGCTTAAACCTGCTCGGAATGCAGACATTGGCGGTAAGTATTTTTACAATGAAAGATTTAAAAGAAAAATACAGGCAAAATGATGAAATGTACTATATTTCATTATTGATTTTGTTTGGTTTGTCATTGAATGTAAGTATTGATGAAGCGGATGACCATAAGAATTATTTTTTACGTGAAGAAATAAAAACACTCGCATTAACAGAAGCCGGAAAAGGGGAAGATAAATTATATTATCATTTAACGGACTGGGGGAACAGTGGTCAGATCAGTGCGAATCTTATTTTAAAAAATAAGTTTGAAAAATTTGAAAAAAAAATCTCACGTATGTGTGCATTCGTTCAGATTTTTAAACCGGAATTATGTGATATTGCCATTGAAAAAAAAGATTATGATCAATTTTATAAGTATAATTTACGAATGATTTATAAAGATTATACTCTTGACCAGGAATTTGAGAGCCGTGGTATAAAAAAGATTATGGAACTTTTTGAGTATCTGGATATGTCTGCGGATGGACAGATTACATTTATTGATGAATTGGATGCAAAGATACATCCGGTATTACTTAAATACCTTATTATGACCTTCAGTAATATGGAAAAAAATAAAAAGGGTGCACACAAAAAAGAAGCCGTTGCAGAGGATGTAAGTCAGGTCGTGATCAACGATGAACTTACCGATCAGCAGCAGCTTTTTTGTTTGTATCAGTCTAGGATGTTTAATTATACGAAAGCTTACATGAAAGCTTATCCAGGATGTACTTATGCATCTGCTGCCGTATTAGGAAGCAGGCTTATGAAGAATCCAGTGATCAGAAAAGAGATTGAACAGCTAAAGCAGAATCATATGAACAGGGAACTGTTAAAGCAGGAAGATATCTTTCAAAAGTACATGGATATTGCGTTTGCAGATGTGACAGATTATGTATCGTTTGGGCGAGAAAATATTCAAGTTATGGGTGCTTTTGGTCCAGTAATGGTAGAAAACAAAGAAACTGGAGAAAAAGAAGTCCTCGAAAAAGAAGTCAATACTGTGAAATTTAAACAATCTGAAGATGTTGATGGAACGTTGATCACGGAAGTGAAGCAAGGAAAAGACGGAGCGAGTATTAAGCTGGTTGATAAGATGAAAGCTTTACAATGGCTTGCAGATCATATGGATATTGCTACAGTTGAACAGAAAGCTAAGATTGAGCAGATCAGAGCTAAGACAGAACAAATCAGACACAGTGAAACTGATACAGGAGAAGATGCAGTTCAATCTTGGATGGATGCTGTAAAAAAAGCGAGGGAATCAGATGGATGATAGAGTATTACATGATTTCCTTGTAGAGAGTATTCCTTTATGGCAGCAGAATCCAGTTCAATTTTTTGAAGAAGTTCTTTCTTTTTATCCAGATGAATGGCAAAAAGAAGCAGCATTTGCTTTAAGAGATAATCCAAAAGTAACGATAAAATCCGGACAGGGTGTTGGAAAAACAGGATTTGAAGCTGCAACATTGTTATGGTTTTTAAGCTGTTTTGAGAATGCAAGAGTTGTTGCAACAGCCCCAACACTGCACCAGTTGAACGATGTTCTATGGGCAGAGGTTTCAAAGTGGCAAAGTAAATCTCCGTTATTGAAGGAGATACTACAGTGGACCAAAACAAAAATATCTATGATTGGTAGCAAAGAACGTTGGTATGCAGTAGCAAGAACAGCAACCACTCCAGAAAATATGCAAGGATTCCATGAAGATAATATGCTATTCATCGTTGATGAAGCTTCTGGTGTTGCAGATCCGATCATGGAAGCAATCTTAGGTACTCTGACAGGAGCCAATAATAAATTGCTGCTTTGTGGAAACCCGACAAAAGCAAGCGGTACATTTTACGACAGCCATACATCGGATCGTAAATTATATTATTGCATTACTGTAAACTCCGCAGAATCTAAAAGAACTAATAAAGACAACATTGATTCTCTGATCAGAAAATATGGAGAAGAAAGTAATGTTGTCAGAGTCAGAGTAAAAGGATTGTTTCCCAAACAGGATGATGATGTTTATATGCCCTTGGAAATGTTGGAAGCATCGATCATCTTGGAAGAGATACCACCAGCTGATATTTGCACTTTAGGAGTCGATGTGGCCCGCTTTGGTGACGATGACACAGTGATCGCAAGAAATATGAATAACAAGATCACACTAGAAAAGATTAGGCATGGTCAAGATCTAATGAAAACTGTAGGAGATGTTGTTGTAGAGTGTAGGAATATCAAGGAAAAGTTTAAATATAAAAAAACAATATATGTGATCATAGATGATACTGGTCTTGGTGGAGGGGTAACAGATCGTTTGAATGAATTAAAATCGGAAGGAAAGCTATCTGGTGTGGTTATCGTTCCGGTTAATTTTTCTGCTGCCGTTCCAGACAAGAAAGCAGCAGAAAAATATCATGATATCACATCTTATGCATGGTCCATATTAAGAGATATGTTAGAAGAAAAAGAAGCAGTATTACCAAATGATACAGAGCTTATCGCACAATTAAGTGCGAGAAAATATGATCTTAGTTCATCAGGGAAGATACGGCTAGAATCGAAAAAAGCAATGAAAGAACGCATCGGAGAGTCTCCGGACCGGGCGGATGCTGTTGTTTTATCTTGCTACAGAAACAAAATTAAACCAATCAGTGTTCCAGGAAGTGATGTTGGAACAAAAGATAGTTACTGGAGGTGAAATAGCATTGTATGATGAAATAGGTCGCATCGGTCAAAATCGGTGGGGCGGTAGCTTTTACGAAGAATTTCTCCCAGAGTTGAGAGGACAACGAGGAGTAAAGGTATATACGGAAATGGAGTCTAACGATGATGTAATCGGAGCGATCATATTTGCGTTGGATACATTGCTTAGACAGGCACAGTTTTCCGTAGAGCCACAGGGAGACGATCAAAAGGATATAGAGGCAGCGGAGTTCGTTGAGTCTTGCATGGAAGATATGCAGAGCAAATGGACTGACACAGTATCGGAAATATTATCATTCCTTACATATGGTTGGTCATATCATGAGATCGTATATAAGAGGAGATCAGGGCGAACAGGAAACCCTAAGACGAACAGCAAATATGACGATGGTTTGATTGGATGGAGAAAGCTTCCTATCCGATCACAGGATTCGTTGTATCAATGGGAGTATGACGATGAAGACAACCTAATTGGCATGACGCAGATGCCGCCGCCAAATTTTGGACTTTATACGATTCCGCTGGAAAAGGCAATCCATTTCAGAACCCGATCCAGAAAAGGAAATCCAGAAGGAAGGAGTATCCTGAGAAATGCTTATCGTTCCTGGTACTTTAAAAAAGGGATTCAGGAATTTGAAGGGATCGGGATTGAAAGAGATCTCGCTGGTATACCGATGGTCACGCCACCAGAAGGTGTTGACTTGTATAATCCAGATGATCCCGAAGGCTCAAGAATGTTAACCTGGGCTTATAGTTTGGTAAAGAATGTCCGACAAGACAAAAGTGCTGGAATCGTGTTACCACCGGGATTTAAGTTCGAGCTTGTTTCCACAGGTGGAAGCAGACAAATTGATACGAACGAGATTATAAATCGTTATGATAGCCGCATAGCAATGACAACGCTTGCGGATTTTATTCTGTTGGGGCATGAACACACTGGATCATTTGCATTGTCCGATGATAAGACAGAGTTATTTGCTATAGCTATTGGATCATACCTTGACATTATCTGTGAAGCGTTTAATAACCAAGCGATCCCAAGATTGATTGATCTAAACGGAGAACATTTCAAGGGGATCACAGACTACCCGAAGATGGTTCACGGAGATATTGAAAAGATCGACATGAACAAATTAGCACAGTACATCCAGACGATGGTTGGCACTGGTGTATTGATTCCAGACGACGAATTGGAAACATATGTTCGAGAAGCCGCTAATTTGCCACCAAAGGTAGCTAACGATGAAAGATTCATTGATCCTGACAGAGAAGATCAGCAGACAAACGATCTTGGATCACAGGGAAATAATGTACACCCAGAGAACAATCAGGACGTTGCCGAAGATGATGGAAAGGTACAGGAAGCCAAGAAACGATTAGGAAGGAGCTGATTATATGTTCCTATTCCGAAAGGTTAAGAAGCGTGGATCGATGAAGCCAAATGATGTGAAAGAAGCATTAGAGAGGTTTCTTAATAGCAGCAGTCCAGAATTAACACGCTTGCTGGTCAGGTATTGGAAGGATCAGCAGACGGTTTTTACATTTAAAGAGATCAGAGAAGCTATTCAGGCTGGTGTGATCTCCAAGAAATCTGTAGAAGAATGGCAACAGGATTATTCAAAACTGGTTCATGATAAGATTGTACCAGAGATGGTTAAAGCAATGAAAGCTGGTGCTAAAAATCAAAACCAGCACAAAGGAATAGACATTGGATATAAATTTGATGCAGATCATTGGGCGGTATCTGATTGGTTGGAAAATCACACAGCTGAGCTTGTAACGAATTGTACAAGGGTACAGAAAGATGCAATTCAGTCAATGATCGATATCGGAATAAGAAAACATATGGGAACAGATGAGCTTGCAAGGTTTATCCGTCCCTGTATTGGTTTAACAAAGCCACAGACTCAGGCAGCTATGAAGTATTATGAGACGATCAAGGCAGAGTTGGAGAAGAAACACCCAAGAACAAAGCCAGAAAAGATTGAACAGATGGCAAGAAACAAGCAGATGAAGTATGCAGAACGTCAGCTCAGAGAAAGAGCAAAGACGATCGCACAGACCGAAAGAGCGTTTGCATATGAGTATGGCAGATATCAGCATATAAAGAATCTTGTCGATCAAGGCATATTGCCACCACAGGATAAAAAATGGTCTGCAACGGACAGTGAGAATACATGCAGCACATGTAGAGAACTGAACGGCAAAGTTGTTGGAATGGACGAAGAATTCACTCCAAGAAAGTTGCTTCCGCCACTGCATCCGAGGTGTAAATGCTGTGTGATGTATGTCGATTCAAAATCTATGGCAGCAGCGTATGAAGCAGAAGATGATGAACTGAGAGAGTACACTACAGAAGAAATAGAAACTTATGCTGGTAAAATGTCAGAGATCGCAGATAAACATCTTGATCTTGAAAACTCCTGGAGTGGAAAGGTCGTAGTCGATGATAATTCTGGTATTTATGGAATCCAGTGGAACGGAGATATTATAACCAGACATGAAACAGCCCCACATATTTTGTTACATGAACAGTTACACGCTAGATCAGTTACAAAATATGATCGTAAAATGTATAAACAGTATGAGAACATGGAAGAGGGTTCGGTACAGTTTGCAGCACAGGAGATTAGCAAGAAAGAGAATATACAAATTCTTGAATCACAGTACGATCATATGACAGAAGCTTTAAGAAATATAAATAAAGTTGCTGGGTTATTTAAAAATGATTATGATTTTGCAATGAAGCTTATTTCTGTTCCGTTACCAGATAGGTATGACTGGCTGAATAATATGATCTATGATAAAATGATGTTATCAGGAAATATTGAAGATTATCAGAAGGTATCGCACTGGATGGAGGCTTTAGAAAATGGAAAAACATCTTGAATTAAAAGAAAGATTCGATCAGCTAATGAAACAAGATATGGATGTATCAGAACACGAACAAGAATGGTTTGAATTACTGGACGACATGCATGAATGGTTAAAGGATAAGACAATTCCGAGAAATATTCGTAGGCAGTTTGAACCTTTAGGGATGTTAGAAGTAACTATGAAAATCTGTGACGGAATCCATTATGCAAATGGAACTGGACGATATGCAAAGAAAGAAGAATGATGAAGTACAAAGCAATAGAGCAGACAGTTCAGGCAGTGCAGATCACACCTGATATTGATATGATCGCCCCTGACTGGTTCACAAAGAAAATGAATACCGAAGAAATTATGATAGATCGTGTACAGAAAGACGGAGCAACAGCCGTTATAGGATGCACGGTCTATTTTAATGCACGAAGATATAAAGGCAGCAGACTTGTTGCAAGAATAGGAGACTATGTTGTAAAAGATTCAGTCGGTCGATTAAATGTAGTTCGTAAGAATGACTTTGATCGGCTGTATAAGAAGGAGGAAGCATGAGATATTTTAACGATTATATACGATCCCCAGCACAGACACAGGACAGTATACGAAAGTCCTTGAATCGAGTAGATATTACTAAGAAGGACGAAGAAAAGCAGTACGTCTTTGGATGGGCCAAGATTGCAGTCGATGAGAATGGAAATCAGCTGATTGACCGCCAGAACGATTTAATTGATCCGGAAGAACTAGAACAGACAGCATATACCTATGTAGAGTTTTATCGTGAAGCCGGAGAGATGCACGAGCGAGGCGGTGCAGGCGTTTTAATCGAGAGTATTATATTCACTAAGGAAAAGATGAAAACTCTCGGTATAGAGGAAGGTACGTTGCCTGAAGGCTGGTGGGTTGGTTTCCATATCACAGACGATGAGGTCTGGGCAAAGATTAAGGACGGAACTTATACGATGTTCAGTATCGAGGGCAAAGCGAAACGTATTGAAGTCGAGGAGGAAGAATGATGGACAAATATATCGGTGCAAAATTGATTCAGGCAGAACCAGAAAGAAATCCGATCACAAAGGAAATCACAGGATACAAGGTTGTATACCCAGATGGGTACGAATCATGGTCTCCGAAAGATGTTTTTGAGAAAGCATATATGAAAGTGGATGATAATAAAAATCTTCCATCTGGAGTAAGTATCGGACCAGAAATGGTCGATGATTTTATTGCATCTACGGAGACAATCACGATGGGAGAGACAACAACAGTTGTTCGTTGTGTACTTAGAAATGGGTTTGATATTGTAGAATCATCTTCGTGTGTTGATCCAAAGAATTACGATGAAAAGATCGGCAAAGATATTTGCATGGGAAGTATCAAAAACAAGATCTGGGAACTGTTAGGATTTTTGCTGCAACAGGCGTGGCAAGGAATTAACTAGGAGATGATCGCATTCTTAAGATTAAGAAATCACACCGACAGGATGAATGGATCGTGTACAATCCTGATTGCTTTGAATTGCATCATACGCATTGTAGGAATAAAAGAGTTGCGATCGCAATCAAGAAGAACGTGGAACGTAGAAGAGTTCCAACGTCAAGAAATTTAAGGACCTTGGAAAGCCACATAAGGCTGACAGGGAACAAGAACTATAAAAGAAAGATTCAGAAGATCATTGAAGAAGTAAAATCTGAAAGGAAAAACTGAAATTTAGTCTTAAATTAGTTAAAAATTAAGCTAAATCTAAAATTTAGTTCAAAAAATAGCTAAATAGTTCAATTAATAGACCAAAAATGCAAATTGGTCTATTTTTTGTGTTTGAAAATGCACTTTGCGTTTTTGAAACTCGAATAATCGTGTTGAAACTCGAAAAAGTGTCGTTAGAAAGGAGGAAACATGAAAACAAAAGGAAAGACAAAGCTGGAAGATCTGGAGGTAAAAAAGATCGATGCAGTAGACATCGGAGCAGATCAGAAAGCAAATATCCTGATTAAAAAGAGAGGAGGTGCAGAAGAACCGAAGGGAAACTTTTTCAAGCGATTCTTTAATGCGTTTTGTGACAGCTTAGGAGTAAATTCAGAAGATGTCAGAAAGTCCATGGAAGATGAAGCAACATCATTTGATGATGTAATGAATGAAAAGAAGATCTATGACGTAAGGGATCAGATATGGAATGCTTGTAACTCTCTGGAACAGTCGATCGTGTCAATCTTACTCGATAAAGAGTGTGAGGATAAACAGGCAGCAATCGCACAGAGCATTGATCAGTTTAAGGCATTTTCGGATGATGCATCCAAGTCTTGGATCAAATT